TCGGGCTACGCCCGCCCTACGCCGCAACCAGCGCGAACGGTGCACCCGTCATACCCGTAACGCTGCTCGACGAAGGGGGTCCCTTTTGGACGCCGATAGGGGGTCCTTTTTGGACGCCGATTGACAGTCATGGCACAGCCGAGCCTACGTCTCGTTAACCAGAGCCATGCCGATCTCATGGGCAAGAACCCGGATGCTCGCTCACAGATCATCACCAGCGACACCAATGGCGGCGTCAGTCAGAGCATTCGTGCCGCGTTGTCGCGACCCGGCCTGCTCGCGCAGTCGCCCAACCTGCTGTTCGTAACGCATCAAGGCGTCATGGACCTTGACGGCGCGGATCGCGGCGGTTGGAACCTGATTGTTGACGAAATCCCCAGCGCGACCGAACACCTGGAATATAAGCTGAAGCTGACCCGCCGATGGGTCGTTCGTCATCTGTCAATTCGGTCGGGGATCGGCGACAGCTACGAACTCGTCGTCAAGCCCGGTCATGTCGCGGACGTAGAAGCGATGATGCGCGACGCCGGGAAGGACACACTCGCGGCTGCCCTAGCTGATCTATGGCGCTTGCTGCTGAACCCGCATTACCGCGTGTACGTCACGAAGTCGGAATGGCTGAACGCCGGTCAGACTGCGCGCGGCGATGTCGAACTCAACGCCCATGCGATCCTACAACCCAGCATCTTCGCCGGTTGGAAGTCGGTCACGCTGATGGGTGCCAACGCCCGCGCAAGCCGCCTCGTTCAGATTTGGTCGCAGATGGGCGTTACCTTCTCTGCGCATCCCGATATCGAGGATATGGCGCACGACGAGCGCACGGGAATGCGGCTGACGGTTCGTTACATGACGAATAAGCCATGGACGCGCGACCTTCGCGAACGCAGGCTCGGACGCAACGGCTTCCGCGACATGGTGCAGAAGCTAACCCCCAGCCTGCCCGACGATTATATCTGGACCGCGAACAACGCCGACAGCGGCAAGGTCGAACAGATCATGGTTGGTCGAAAACTGCCGCCGGTATCCCATGGCCTGAACGCCTACCGGAACGTCAACGCAGCGGTCAGCTTCGGCAGCTTCAACGACGACCTCGCTCATGCACGCTTCCTAACCGATGCGTACCAGCTTTCCGACGAGGATCTATTTCGCAGCCGTGCCGGAGAAATGATCTACCAGATGGTCATGCGTACTTCGCTGCGCATGGAAGGCCAACATGAACCCGTGAGCGCGTTTGTGCCGGATTGGCGTACCGCCGAGTTTCTTGGCGAATTGCTGCCAGGCGCCCGCGTTGAATACCTTGACCTTGGCATCGAGGAATTGCGGGGGGCAAAGCCCCGTTTCCGTATCGCTACCACATCGGCCGAGCGCAAAGCCAAGACGCTAGCCAAGCAAGCGGCAGCGGTTGAGCGGAGCAATGAATTACTAGATATGCACCGAATGGCCAGTGGCACGCTCGTCGGGCTGGGTCCGGTCATTGTAACCAGCAAGGCCGTGGTAGCAACGCGGGATATCGAGAGCCACGCGCTGCCAGACTGGAATGCGCTGCGTGATCTTCTCGAAAGCGATCGGCATCGGAAGCTGCCAAAGGAGCAAGCCGGTTTGATCGTCGGCTCGCTCGTGGACCCAGACGCCGTAGAGGAAAGCGTCGCGGGACTGGCGAACGTTGTCTATACGCAGATGGCCTGGATGGACATCGACGACGGCGACATTTCGCCGGAACAGGCTTCGCGCTTGCTTGGTGACGTCAAGCACCTCGTTTACTCCAGCTACAACAACGGCAAGGTGCAGGGAAGGCATCGTTTCCGCATCGTCGTACCGTTGGATAAGCCGGTCGATGCATCGACCTATCGGGCGATTTGGCAGGTACTGGCGGACCGCTTTGCCGGGGTAGGATACTGGGTGCCGGAGAAGGCCGGTGAGGAGGTGCCGAGTAACCGACCAGTCAGCGGCCTGGACTACAGCAAGTGCAAGGTCAGCGACTTTATGTACCGCCCGGTGCGAACCGCACTGCGGGACCGCAACGTCTGGATTGATCGCTGGGAGTTGCCGATACTGTCGGTCGACGCATTCGCGGACGCTATCACCGACGACGAAGAGGACATGCTCGACCTCTGGCTCGAAGAACGAAAGGCAAAGGAAGTCGCAGCGGAAGCCATCTTCCGCGACGTACCCGATCTGCTGCAAATGTATCGCGCTCAGGCAGCCGAAGCTTTGAAGCGTGATGCGCTGGCGCGTGTTGCCGAAGAGTTTGCTGCCATCCCCGCAGGCGGCATGAACCAGAATCTATATCGACTGGCGAAATGGCTGGTGGCGAGCGGTTACACGCCAGACGAGATGTACGCCGAGTTGGGCGCGCTGCTGAACGCTCGCCCCGGTGGCAAGGCGCACATGACCGATCTCAAGGCAATCCGAGACGATGCTGCTCGCGGAAAGATGAAGGTGTCGCGTTGAGGGAGTATGTGGATTTTCACGACGACGAGGGCTATCGCGCTTGTCTGACCAGCGACGACGGCGAACTCTTGGTTGAGTTTGCAGCATGGCTGGATGCCAACGGCATCAAGTACACGCATGATATGGTTGCCGCCGACGGGGAATTTTCCGTTTTTACCGACTGGGTGACGGATCGGCGCAAGGCAACCTTACTCAAGCTGACGTGGGGTGGTCGGTGACGACGACCTTCATCATACCCCACGATAGGGTCATAGAAGCCCAGAGAAGCCTCTACAGCACCGGCGAGGGTGTTTGGGCACGCTGGATTAACCCCTACACGGGACGGCCTCTAAGCCAGGAAAATGCCGCTCTTGCGCAGCGGTTGTTGGGCAAAGAGGATATTGTTTCGCGGTCGGCGCTAAAGCTGATCCGAAAGGCAGCGCTGATGGTCATGTTCGACGATGCCGATCAGGCCGTACTTTTCAAACTTGCTTGGGTTGAATGACGAGCAGGCGAAGCGGGTTTTAGGGCCGTAGGGCATCGGAAGTCGCAATGGCTTCCCCGGATAGCCCAAAGCCCGCAAAGGCGCTCAGCGGGCGGCTACGGGGTGTTGGCGGGTCTTTACGTCCCCCACCTCGCGGATGGACTGGCTGAACTGTTCCGCCAACCGTCGATGGAACGGTCTGGTAAGCGATAGCCATGCGCGCATTCGTCGGCTGCTACTCCATCGTGCAACGGGCCTCGGCCCGTTATAACGGGCGGTTGAGCAACGATTGCCGGGCCTCATCATACTCTTCATCGGTCACCACGCCCTCGTCGCGAAGCTTTTTCCACTTTGCTAGCTCGTCGGCCACGGAGTAGGTTTTTAAATTATCGCGCTTGAAAATCGGTGTGGAAGACGGTCGAACGTTGCGACGATCGGATACCTGCTTCGCTTTGTTCCGAAACCAAGGGAATGTTAGGTCCGGCCATTTTTCTGTGGGTATCATCGCGATGATAATCGCGATACCAGCACATGCGCCAGCGACACTCAGATACTCGCCGGTAGTCGTCATCTATACCAGCCCTCCAATATTGCTTTGTTCGCTCGCCTTGTCATTGGCAGGCACTACAGCATTATTCATTTGAATGGGTCTTTTGGGATATGCGAAAAGCGGTCGCGCTCGCGCTGTTTAGCTGCTTCGTCATTTTTAACGTAGGCCCAGCAACGGTTGAAAGCTTGGACAGCAGCACTTGAGCCGTCGAGCGAAAGGCTATCAACAGTCGTATCGCCCTTCTTAATACGAAAATTGGTACTTTTTGCAAAGGTTGGCAAAAAGTCATCCGCTGGAAATACAGCGGTGAAACCCTTTCTGATGCCTTCTTGATATCCGGACGCTACTCGATCGTAGTAATAACCGCCCATATGGTAGGACAGCTGATGCTCTTCGCCATCCTTTATCGACCAATTGTAGTTGGTTACGATTACGGCTACAAGTGCGGGATTCTTCAGGCTTCGAACTACACTGAGTTCGGTATCCCCCGTTCCCTCATACTCTTCTGACATTATACACGCGCCGGTATTCGGGGTTTCGGCGTCGCTTTCTTGGGCTACGATGTCGAAGCCGCCCGCCGTTCCGAAATCACGCGCGTAAAGGGCGCCCGTCGCACATGCGATCAGCCCCACCGCGACTATTGCTCGCCTCATTGTCCCCCGTTCACCTTCCGCTGCGTTCTGTCCTACATGGCCTAGTAACTTGCTGATCTGCAAGGTTGATCGCACGGGGAAAGTACGCAATCCTCTTATGGAACGGGTCCGTTCTGGTTCGAGCTGGGGGCTATCATGACAACCACTAGGAATTTGGCGCTGGCAGGCGCAGCGCTACTGATCGTCGGCCTTTTTTGCCCGATCGTAACGGTACCCATCCTTGGCAACGTCAACTTGTTCAACGACGGGACGAGCCTGACGGCGCTTGCTCTACTAGCATTGGCCGTCGTTGGCGGCGCGGTTGCCCTGAACGGTCGTGAGCGTGACACCTTCTGGCCCGGCGTCGCGGCATCCGTGCTGCTCGTCTATCATTTCGCCGTACTCCAATACCGTTTGTCCCAAATGCGGAACAGCATGGATCAACTGAAGGACAACCCATTCGCTGGCATTGCTAAAGCGGCCGTCGGAACAATTCAGTTACAATGGGGCTGGTTGTTCCTTGCTGCTGGTGCGGGCTTACTGATTTACGCTGCCGTTCAGGCGCGCAAGGAGGCCAGCGAGCCTGCGACCAATGCCCCCGATAGCGCCAGCAGAACGATCTCATCTGTCTCAGCTTTACTTGCCGTAGCGGTCATTGGATGGACACTGTACGTCGATAATTTCAGAGGTGCAGGTAACAGCGCCGCCTCTGGTGATGCGTCGCCTGCCATTACTGGGACGGATACCAGCGACGTGTCTGGCTCAACCGCTAGTGGTCCCAGCCCCGCGGAGGCTGCATACATCCGCGACAACCTGCGAGTGTATGACTTAAAGGCGAAATATTACGACAGTATACTCGACGGACGGATACCTGGGGTAGACTTCAAGCTTAAGAATTCCGGAGGTCGCACGCTTGACCGCGTTACGGTAAAAGTCGTTTTCCAGGATGATCTTGGTAAAGCAATCGCTGAGGAAGAGTATAATCCGGTCTGGGTGGTGGAGGATAGCTATTCTAGCGACAACAACACCCCGCTTCGACCAAACTATATCTGGCAAAATGAGAAGGACAAGTTTTATAGCGCTAAGAGCGTCCCATCAGAGTGGGCCACTGGTAAGGTTACTGCAACGATAACGCATATTGAATTTGCTTCGAAGTAGTAGGGTCGCATGTGTAATCGAGCGCGATATGACGGCGAGCCGGAAACGATCTTCGGATCGGCTAAGAAGCTATTCGGCGAGCGTCCACGCGACAATCGGTTCGATCCCAAAGAACTGCGCCCCAAGGGCCGCGCCTACGTGATCCGCGAACAGGACGGTGAGCGCGCTTGGGACGTGATGGCATGGGACGTTCTCGGTGGCCAAGCGAAATGGCCGATGACGAACGTCCGGCAATTGCACCTTCCACAATGGCGCAGGCTAGCCAGCGATCCGGCGAACCGATGCCTGATCCCCTTGACCGAGTTTTGCGAATGGACGCCTGAGCCAATCGACCTGAACGACGGACGAAAGCCGTTGAAGGGAGAGATGTGGTTTCAGGTTACGGACCAACCGGTGTTCGCCGTCGCAGGGTTCTGGCAGCACACCGCCGAGGGTAACGGCTTCACGATGGTTACGTGCGACGCCAACGACCTTGTGAAGCCAATCCACCCCAAGGCCATGATAACGGTCCTAGAACCCAAGGATGCCGATACGTGGTTGCGGGGGTCGTATGACGAGGTGGCCGCTTTGCAGCGTCCATACGATGCGGCGAGAATGACAGTGCGCGGCCCAGTTTTTCCGACCCGTCGGACAATTGATGCAGATTAAGAACGAGAGGGCGTTTGGATAACGGTCTTCGATACGACCCTATCGGATCGAGGAGCCAACTCGATCTGATAGCCGAGGTATCCTACGACCGCGACCAATGCCGTAACCGCTATTTTGAGGTAGCTGCCGAGGCGCTGCGCACCAGCCAACTCACCCGCCCGCTTAACTTCAGCGGTTTCCAACTTCGTCACGCGGGCATCGAGGTTCTCTGCCCGACGATCGAACGCATCGAGCCGCTGATTGATCGTTGCGAAGCCGTCCGTGACGCGCTGATCCAAACGGATCAGAAGGTCACGCATATCCTGAGGGATCGCTGGATCAGCCATTGGCGTCACCGTCAGGCGCAACGACGAGCAGCGCCAGCCCCATGAGTGCCGCGATGACCTCCAAGTGTTCGGCGGCGATCGACATGCCCAGCGTACCGGCCAGCGTCACAAGCGCCACGCGGGTTGAGCGTTCGGCTAGTCGGCGCTGTGCAAAGGCAAGGATCGTACGGAGGTTTGCCATTAAAGCCCCCTTCCTGCCGCGAAGCCGCGAACGCGGATCGTTGCCGATACGGACGCGCCATTGATAGGTTTCGCAGATAGCTGAAGGTAGAAGAGGTTGCTGTCGGCAGTCCAACGGGGCGTTCGCATTACGCCTGCCATGGCCTGCGAAGGCATCGCATCGGCCAAGTTAGCTGGCGGTGTCCCAAAGGCGCGGATTTGCTGTCCAGACCCGCTGTGGAAGATGTAAATTCCAATGCCGGACAGCCCGGCGGCACCTGCATCGACTTCAATCTCTGCGCAAGCCCGTAGAACATCGCCAATCGTGCTGTTCACCGCCTGGCGCAAAATCATCACATCGCCGGTTCCGGAAGCGGTGCCGGAAAGCGTAATTTGCTGCCAATCTTTCGACAGCGGACCATCGTCGTCGCTGTAGCTGCGGCCCGCGAAAGCTGTTGTCGAGACTTTGGAATAGGCGGCGCTGACGCCGCTACCCAACTGCGTTTGCCAGCCGCTAGCAAGCTGGCCGGTTGCGCCCGCTCCGAGCGTGCCGCCCGTCCCGGGGAAGTACGGGCTGTTCGAAATCATGGGTGCTGGATTGATACCTACGACGCCCGCACGTTCAGCCTGACCAAATGGAAGCGCGCCTCCAAGTGGATAAAGTCGCCGCCATTCGCGCGCTAGAACGCGACCAACGGCGTAAGCCCCTGCCGTGGAAAGGTGCAGCCCGTCGATAGTGACGCCCGCCGCCGCCTGACCTTCGGCACTGTTAAAGTCGGCAAGGATTGCAGGCGTATCGACAACGCGGATACCGCGCTGCCCGTGTAGCGTCAGCAGCCAACGGTTGACCGCGTTCCAGTGATCGAGTTGCGGGCTTGCTGACGTGTTGGACAAGCGCATGTTCGTGTAAGCGGCTGCGCCATGCGGATAGTCTAGCAGGATGGTCAGCAACATGCCCGCGCCTACGATCCGGTCGATGATCGCATTGAGGTTCGCAATCGACTGCGTAGCGGTCCATGCGTTGCGGTCATTGGCGCTTGGCGCGACCATCACGACATGCCCAACACCGGTCGCCAGCAGCTTGTCGACGCGCGACATGAGGCCGGGATAGTCAATGCTGTTCCACGTCATCGGCCCGGTCCATTCGCCGTTGCGCGCCACCATATCGGCAGGCTCAAGAACAGCGCGACCACCAGACAGGAAGTTGGCCCAGTGGACGGCACCGGTCGTCTGGGAGAATAGCATCGGGACATCGCCAGCGGCATTTACGCCGGTAAAGTGCTGTGCCGCATGACTTGGCCCAAACACCGCGATGCGGTTGTTCGCAGGCATCACCGGGACGGTAGGCGCAGAGGGGATACGAACGAAGCCCATCAGTAGCAGCCTCGAATGTCTTGTGCCGTTGTCCCGCTCGCGAGAACCTTCACCACTTCAAAGATCAGTTCTGCATAGGGTGGCAGGTTTGGAAAAATCTGAGGGGCTGTGTCTTCGCTACACTGGATCACAACCGTTCCACCGGACACTATAATGAGTGACTTCGTGGGGTCGATTCTCGCTGTATCACTGGGGGTGACTACTACACTTCGGCGAACAGGTGTCGCAGGAGTGTTCGGGAAGTATGCGGGAGAGTATGCCATCGCATTTATTTATGCGCTCCTACCTAGCAGCGGGTTTGGCTGGTCAATCAGATGCGCCATATTCTCGCGCCCGACCCGCATGTTCGCGTAGTGCGCGATCATCGTGTTCGCATCTTTCTTCCGGTAAATGCCGTACTGCCAGTATGCAAAACCGGTTCTGTTGTTGAACCCGAAGCTAATATTTTCCGCGTTGCATACAAGCTCACCATCGAGCCAAAGTCGCAGGAACCCAGTATCTTTGATGCTCGCCCGAAAGTTCAGGACAATGTTCGTCCATTTCCCCATCACGAGCGAACCGCTCCATCGAGTTCGGTAATTTGGATTCGCGATTGGTGAGGCCAAGTTTGGATCAAACATCGTCGCCATTGCGAAGGGGATGACAGTTTGCCCGTTCTGCACCTTCGATGGGTAAGCCACGAATGATAGTGGCGGTGACATATGCACGTCTTCCGGCTCAGGATAATCGTGCCATTGTCCGACAATGGCGAATTCTGCCGTGATCGGCGTTTCGATCATGAATGAGTAAGCGAGCCAACCCTCTTCCTCGAATGCGAAGATGCTTTCCGGTCTGCCCGGTGTGAGCGGCGCATCGACAACGACCTCCGAGCGTTCGTTGCCGCTGACCAGATTCGTCGCGTCGCCTACATCACCGGACCGCACCTCGAACCGCTGTATTTGGCCATCGAGCACCAGCTTGTACTGGTGGGTATTGGCACGTTCGAAGGCGTAGGAGCGGCGATATTGCGAGCCGCCTACGACATGTCGCATCGGTTCGTTGATAGCGTTTCCCCGGAAGTCGGGACGGGAGTACATCATCGCGCGTAAGTCAGATTCAGCGCGCGGACATCTCCTGCGTTGACCGCCGTGTTGTCGTTATCCGCGATGTTGCGCGTGATGCGTACCCCGATGCCGTTAAGCATCACGAGGCTGCAAAGGTCGAGCGAGAACGCGCCCGTTACCTCGAACACCATGACGGGCACCGACGATTGCGTGGGAGCGGTCGCGAGGTCGTAGATTTTGACATATGAAACAACATCGGTGGCGCATTGCCCCTGCAACCGGGCCAAACGCGACGCTCCGGCAAAGACAAGGGTGGCGTTCGTCGTTGCCGCCGACTGCATCAAGCGCCAGTTCGAGTTGACGCAGCGGTCAAAGGTGATCTTGTTCGTGCGGCCATCAATGTTGGCGGGCATCGACCCCAAAAGTGCCAACCCGGTGTTTGAGAACACCTGCTGATTGACCATCGTGGTCATGGTCGCGCAAACCATTTCGCGCCCGTCTTGTGCGAGGCTGACCCGCAATACGCCGTATTTGTCGCTCTGAATTGTTGCGGTATCACCGATCGCGACCAGCGGGGGAACCTTACCCGCGCCAAGCCGCATATCGTTGTAGAGACCGCCGATCATCGGCTTGGTTGAGAAATCGACCGGCGTTGCGAACCTATCGACCGCGACCGAAACAGGTATGATGCCAGCACCACCGGCATCAAAAAACAGTCCGGGGAACTCTACTCCGTTTGCATCTACGAGTGTCTTACTAACAAATGCCATTCGTCTCCTAAATGCCGAGCCAGAATGATGAACCGCTCATTCGGTTCGTGGCCCGCATAGGACTATTTACTCTCCGAACCACTGTTGCGATTATCGGGCAGCCGGTCACGTCAACGACAGTGGTCCGCCCTGAAATCTGAACATAAGCTATGATCTTTCCTGTTGCAAAATGCTGCCCACGATCAATCACCGCAATAAGTTTGAGTGGATACAGCCCCGATGTAAAAGTGGTTTCGCCCTTACTATTCCGCGTCTCAAAAAGCGGTTGCCCGTCGCTGAGAGTGGCCACTTCTTCGAAAACGAAGTAGTTCGTAGCGTTGCCGTTCTGACCGGACACTGAGAATGTTCGGGAGTTGTGATTGCCAGCAGACTGGGTTGCGATCCTTCCAATGTCGCCTGCGAGGGCAACGACTGATGCGCGATCTGCCGGAATCGTCAGTTGACCGCTCTGGACTGTGGCGGTCCCACTGCGTGCCAACGCCCAGGTCATATCATCACCATCGAACTGAACACGGTTGTCTGCGAACGTCTGGATCACATTACACCATAGGCGTAGCGTGCGTTCGGGCGCGTCACCAATACGCCGTTGCGCCAACGGACCGGTTCAAAAAACTCCCACGTCAGGGTCCGCCCCGCGATCGTCACGACGGCATCGTAGGCATTTGCACCACCGTCGAGGCGGAGAAACACAGCGGTCCCGGTAGCAAACCGTTCGTCAAAGACGGTCCCAACGCCATCGTTCCCGGTGAAATCTCGACCGATGCGCAGTGTGCCGAACTGTCGAAACAGTCGGGTTTCCCGATCAATAACTGGCTGGCCGGCGGCGTCCCATGTTTCGAGCATTACCGTCGCCCGATCCTGACGCGCATGATGCCGTTCGTGTCGCTGACGGAGATGACCCCGGCGTGGATCGCCAAGCCGTTTTCCGTAACATCGAGGCGACCAGTATAGGTCATGTCCCCACCAAGCTGGATGGTCGTTGCGCCGTTGCCGGTAAGGGTCATGGTCGCGCTACCGTTGACCAGCGATGTTCGTTCAAGGCGCGCGTTCGCAAGCGTTTGAACCGCTTCGGAAACCGCAGTCGAAGGCGTTTCGGCCATAGCGCGAATGCGGGCGATGCACGGTCGATAATGGATCGCGCCATTCGCATCTGTCAGCGGATAATAGCCCAACGGACCAGTCTTGCCGCCCGCTTCGTCATAGCTGTTCGGGTCGTTCGCTGTTCCTGACAGGATCATGGACCAGCCAAGCTGCTCGCGCTCCATCGCAGCAAACAGGTCGCCATTCTTTGTCAGCAGTTCTTCGATTGTAGGTGTCGGCATGACGGTATTTACTCCAGCACCTCGCCACCACCGCCACCGCCACCGCTGCCGTTAACAACCGTGTTGGTTTGGACGACTGCCGCCGCCGCACGACGTAGTTCCGTGACCTCCAGCGTCGATCCCGCGCGAACGTATGTCGGTCCTTCCGTATCGAGACTGCGCAAGCGGAACGTGACGGTATGGCTTCCCGGCGCGATGCCAGACACGAACGCAAATGGGGTGATCGGGACAGAGCCACGAGAATTACTGTTGTCGAACGGCATTCGAACTCGCGCGGTCTGGGCTACGTTGCCATCCACCACGATTTCGCCCGTAAAGATAAGATCGTCGGCATGGTCCGCCTGCGCGAACATCTGGACCTTTAGGACGCTATCGGCGTCAACCTTGTCGAATACGAACGAGATGACATCGGCGGTCGTATTGTAAGGACACGCCACGTCACTCGATAGTGTCGCGAAGCTGCTGCGTGAGGTAGCGGCGATTGCAAGGCTCGGGCTATCCACCGAACCAGCTTTGATCCGGTCAACCTCAACGTCATACATCTTCACCTTGCCGCCATCGTTGGCGTCGGCGACGAAGTAGGATTTTCCGGTGTCCGGGTCTTCGATGCTGAATTTCTTTACATCGAACGCGATGCTGCGGGTGCTTCCCTGCAAACGCAGACCCGACACTTTCCCGTTCGCAGTCAGGACAAGTTGGGCGGTAGCTTCGTTGCCGTTCAGTGCGCGAAGGATGAACGCAATTTCACTGGATTGGCCACCGACCGTGGATCGCAGAGTGCGAACCGATTCCGCTACCGTCTTGGTAGTCGGGTCAGCTGGATCAACGGTTGTACGGTCATAGCTGTTGATTGCAGCCGCGATGGGGCCGCCGGGGGCGTTTATTTTTGCCTCTAAACCATCTACCTGACGGGCAATAGCACCGGTACGCGAAGTCAGAACTTCGTCGTATGACGATATGCGGGCTGAAACAGCGCTGCTTACGTCCGCTGTCGTCAGGCTGCTTAATTCCGACAGCCGCGAAACCAGTGACTTGCCGGGTTCGATCTCGACCGTGGAACCGTTGAGGATGAAGGCTTGCCCGTCTGCCCGCTTCTGCCCGATCAACGAGACGGTATCGGTTATTGCCTTGTCGCCCTGCACCCGTTCTTGATCGATACGAGCTACGACAGGACCGAGCGGTAGACCGCTGACGTGTGTGATGTCTTCGTATCGTTGGCGGCGCTGTTCCGCCAAAAGCTGCGCATTGAGGATTGCGCGACCCGCTTCCACCTGCGCTACCTCGATAGGGGCGATCTTTCCCAAATCGGATATGACATCAATAACGGGTTTTCCGCCGACATCCGTTCCGACTGGTGCACCCTTGGTCGCGCCGTCCTCCAACGTCACGATTGCTGCACCGTTTTGGTCGAGGAGATTCAGGCCAGCCTTCGCGCCTACCGTCGCGTTGTCCTGCGGCTTTCCCGCTCCTGACGTGCCTGCCCAGGTCGATACCGTGCGGGCGTCCCCGGCCATGGCGTTCCATACGGCCTGGTGCTTTTCCCGGTACGTTGCCCAACGGCCCTTGAACGCCGCGCGATCGATCGGGCTGTTGACAGTGATGTCGGCCAGGAGCGGGGCTAGGTAGGCCTTCAGAGCCTCATGGGCTGCGACATAGGCGTTCCATTCGGTCGCGGCGTTGTAGATACCAATCTTGCTCGCGATGGCGCTGCGCTCGGCGGCAGCCTCCTCAAGCAATCGCTGATTGTCGATTTTCTCGCTGCGATCGAGCATGCCGTCGGCACCCATGTTGTCGATTTCGATTTCCGCGGCTTCCGCTGTGGCCTTGGCCAAATCTGCGGTTTCCCTAACCAGCTCTAACGCGGCGTCCTGCTCTGCGATCGACCCGGCGAGTTCCAGCAGCTTGGGACTGATGTCAGAGGCGCTGTGTACGCCCCAGCAAGGGTTATAGCCGACCTCGACTTGCCATAGGGGATCAGCGACGTTGCGTTCGAGGATTGCCCCTACAGAGGGTTCTGCGGACCCGTCTGCGAGCAAGGGCTTTGCAGCCTTAGGCGCGAATGCGTTGCCAACCTGCCAGACGCCTTGATTATCTGAAATTAGATAGCCACCGGCATCCAGAACGGCCTTGCGGCAGACGGTTCCTACATCGACGGGTTCTTTCGAGTAGAATGACCAACCCTTGTTCGCTAGCGCGGCGAACGACCCAATTTCTGAAGCACTGAAATCAGCTTTGCGCAGGAGGGCCGGAAGAATGTCTGCGACTGTGTCGGGGTACTGGCCGTAGAATATACCTCCCTGCACGTCGGCGGTGATCTTCTTGTCGGACGCTCCACCAAGCCTGAACATGCCGAGCGCATTGCACTTTGCCCATTTACCCGGCTTGAGGGTAAGGGCAGCAAGTTCGTTGTAGGTTCCCACACTTGCGATAGGTGCGGCCAACGCCTGCGCAAAGTCATAGACGGCTGCGATGTCTTGAACCGGTCCGTAGCCGTGGACCTGATAAATCCACTTCGCGGCGTCTACGATGACGGGTTCGACACTGAGGCAGTGGCCGATGGTGATCGGCTTTACCGCACCCTTCATGCCTACTGGACCTTCTGCGCCTCCGGTTCCTGCGTACACTGCACTAAGGAGGGGACGGTTCAGTCGTCCGGTTAAGGAGCGAAGAGCAACAGTAGCGGTTACGCCTTCGCGCTGAATACCGCTTGTAGTGGCTTCGAAGAGTTTGCGGTAAGAGGCAAAGGGTGATCCTAGTTCGCCAACCCAGACACGACACGATGCGTTGTTCCAGTCGTAAGTTGTGCAAATCTCGTTGTCGTAGAAGTCGCCCATGCGGAACTGGATCGTGCCTAGATCGGCAGAGCCTTCAACCAACTGGCCGTTCTGGTCGCTTGTATATTTGAATGAGTATTCGGGGCCGCTTACGATCAGCGGCTCCCACTGCAATCCATCTAGTTGGGTTCCGGTAGCATCTGCCGATGAACTCGCGAGACGGATTGTGGATCGACCGGCACCCGGCATATACGGGCGGACTTCGAAAAGGATATTAAGACTTGCCATCCGTTATTTAAGCGGATCGCAAAATCAGACTTGGAGGAGGCTCATTTCCAATTTTGCATAGTCGCTTGATACGTTGACGCTCTTGGCTTCTGCCTGACAACGCACAAAGGCAGTTTCACTCTGGACGTATGGCGCGGTCGTATCTTCAACGAATAGGAAACCTCGGCTCTTGCCTACTCGATAAAGGAACCTGTCCCAATCATTGTAGTAGGCCGTGGCAGTGATAGGACCAATGTTCACTTTCCATTGCAGGCGGCGGCGGTACTCTTGGATTGTGGTATAGCCGGCTCCTTCGCTTACTATACTTCCATCAGTGTGCTGACGCTCTGCACCAATATTGACGCCTGAGGTTTCTACCCGCTTTCCGATGACTAGCCGGGATGCCTGAATGAAGCCATCGGGATTGCCTGAGCTACTGATGTCGAGGCGCACGTAGGGATGGCTCACGGGAGCGTTCAGCAGATTGAACGAGGTTGCGCGGTTCAGTGGCGCAGTGCCTGTCCATGCCGGGAACGTTACGTCCACTGGGGCAGTTGAGCCATCGACCGATTGGACGCTAGGACCGGCGCGTAGGCGGATGGTCGCACTCGCAGGGAGATTGTTATCCACAAGTGCGAAAGTGTCCCAAGTGCCGGTAACCTGCATGGTCAGATAGGCAGTCGTTCCAGGACTGCGCCAAACTCTCGCAGGTTCATCGCGAAGCATGTTCGTAAAGGGAGCGGTTGTCTGCGAAGGCGTAGCATAGGCGACGAGATCGTTCGGGGCGCAAAACACTACTGCCATTAGCCGCGAAGCCTCAGATTAGTAGTACCAGTGTTGCTATCACAGGCGAAGGCAACCACCTTCATCGTCCGATCGAAAACCTTGTGGTCCTTGCTCGTGAAACTGAACGCAGGAGGACCACCGACGAAATCATCGAAGTACATGAGCGCATGAACTTCTACATCGAAGACCCTTACGCTGTTGTTAGCCTCCAGTTCGTCTGACGCACGGATTACCGCCGCGTCGTAGGAAAGGTTGGTGTCCATGCGGACTAGAACCGCGTCCGGGTTCCTAGCCAGAACAGTTACGTCCTTAGCTTCCGTGTAGCGGTGCGCTTGCTGGACGAAAGCTACCCTCTGTGCGTCAATCTCATTCATAGACCTATTTACGCTTTCTCCTTAGTAGGCATTGACCATACCGCCGTTGATCGCCTTAATGTTACCTCTTGTCGAGTAGTCGATGACGTTGTTGTTCTGTAGCGTGATAAGGATTTGGCTCAGGTAGTCGTTGGTCTTGTCACTATTCGCCAATGCCGCGTTGCTGGCGTCCTTCATTGCATCAATCTGAGCCTGTGCCGCTTGAGCCGGATTGAACTTCGCTTCAACCAAACCGACTGCGCCGTTGGTTGCGGTCTTCAACATGGACACGATGCTTTGGAAGTCGGTCGTGTTGCTGCCGTTGACCTGTCCGTTCAAGTTCGCGATGCTACCCGCAAGTTCAACGAACTTGGATTGATCGACAGTCTTACCCGCCGCAATGTCGGTACGGTATTTCTCAAACTCACTCAGGCTGCTGTCGAGTTGGTTAAGTGCTGTCACGCCCCCGGCATCGCCGTTTAGGCTCTTCAGTAGGTCGCGGAAGCCGCTGGTCTGCTCCTCAAGCGCAGCCTTCATCTTCAGGCCGCGATACTCTTCCAGCTTGGCCAGATCGGTCGAGGACGCACCAATGGTCGTCATGGTCTTGCGCAGCGCATCGAGGGGCTTCGTCACCGCATCGATTGCCGAACCAATGGGATCGGTGATCGATTTGAAATCGTCCATTGCGGAGGTCCAGTCCTGCGCAAACTGGATCGCTGCATCGCTGCCTAGACCTGACAGTGCCTTTTGCACGAAGTCCGACAGGCCGGTGATCGCGCCGTCCTTGATAGCATCTTGGATCGCGAAAGCGACTGCTGCTGCCTGATCGTCACCGAAGTCCACGAGCGTGGATTTGCTCTTGTTCTTTTTCCCGAACGACATTTCGCCGGTTTGACCGGACGTGCTGACACGCCACTTGCCATCGTAGGTGCCGATGGAAACGAGGTATTTGCCAACCTGGCCGCCCAGCTGCTCAGCGAGGTTCGCAATGCCTGCCTGAACGCTACCGGCTGCGCCGCTGGCAATCTTCTTCTGCCCTTTGCCACGGCCCGACAACGTAGGGTCGCCTGCGCCGGTAAGCTGCGCGGTCCCGTATTTTGGCTTGGTGAACAGGTTGCCGATCAACCCGCCGCCGATGCTGCCGATGATCGAACCCAATGGGCCACCGACCATACCGCCGAGCGCTCCACCAATCTTCGAACCGGTTTCGTTGAGCTTGATGCCCAGGGTCTTGCCAAGGCTGGTGATGCTTTCGCTAATCTGAAGCCCGCCGACTGCACCACCGACCGCGTTGCCAATGCCCTTCACCAAATCAGAGTTTTTTGCAAATAGCTGCTGGAACTCTGCGCTCACGCCGTCCTTGGTTGTGCCGAAATCACCGATGCCACGCGCGACATTGCCGATGCCGTCCACGGCTTCGCCAACCCTGCCACCAATAGCCGAACCGATCCGGCCAAGGAGGTTGGCAACCTTGTTCATGCGATTGGCAAACTCGGTCCCGATGTCACGGAACCGTTCCTGCAATTCCTCGCCTGCTCGCTTTGCGCCTGCCTCAAATTGTGCAGCCGAGATCTTGTCGGCGCCCGTGCTATCGCGGGCGGCCCTTAGACCCCGCATACGGTCGTCATACTCACCCTGTGCGACCCCACGACGCTGCCCGACGTTCCCGTAGTCCCTGAGGGCGTCACGGGCGTAGCTGGCCCCTGTACGGGTTATCTCAGCTAGCTTGGATGCCTGCTCGTCCAGGGCCGCGTTCTGAGCCTTGATGGCCTGTTCCCGCGCTACGTCTGTACGGAGTGCCGCTTCCTGTGCGCGATATGCTGCGCTGGTCAGATCGACACCCGCTTTGAGCGCCGTTTCCCGGTTGTCCAGAATGGCCTTCTCGACCGCAAGCTGAGCATCGGATGCGCCCGTCTTCCTTACGGCGAGCAGTGCTTCCTGCTGGGAAATGTCCATGGTGCGCTCGGCGGATTTGACGAGCTGGTCGCTGAAGAACTTGGCCGTGCGACCCATCTGCTGCGCGGTCTCAATGCGCTGGCGTTCAGCCTGCGTGATGTCGCGGCCTACGAGGCGCTGATACTCAAGTTGCTTGGATACGTCTGCGCTGACGACGGCTAGGTTCTTGCCCTGCGCTGCTGCCTGCTGGAGCGCTTTCCAAAGAGCGTCGGCGTCCTTGTTGTCGCCTTCAAGCTTCTTCCAAAAATCGTCGATGCGCTCTTTTAGCTTCTCGGCTTCGCTTTTGCCCTTGTCCTTCTTGTCGTCCTTTTTGCCCGATGGGTCCGGCTTGCTATCGGTGCCGCTATCCCACTTGGGAGCAACAGTCTGTCCGCGCAGGCGACCGATCGCTGCTTCTGCGCCCTTTACGTCTCCCTGAACGGCGGCAGCGATACGACCTACGGCGTTGATACCGCGAATGGTTTGCTTGAACGTACCGGCTGCAATGTCGCCAATGCTCTCACCGCTCAGCACCCGCTTCATGATGTTGCCCAGGTTGCTGAACATGCGGATCACTTCGTTGATCGCGATGCCGAACAACTGAGGGAGCAAGCCTGCAACGGTCTTGGCCGCACGGAGCGTTCCTACGATGCTGTTTGCCCATGACCGGCCACCGGTCTCAAACTTGATACCTAGCCAGTCGAGTACGCCACCGAACGACAGCCCGATTGCCGAACTGACCTGCGATGCGAACGAACCCACGGCCCCAAGCACGCTGCCTACGATATTGCCGAACGTCTGTGCGCCTTGCGCGACGAGGTTGAAGCCAATGGTCAGGCCGTCGAGAATGCTGAGCGCCATCGTCCCTTGGCCGAAGCTCATCCAGACCTGCGCAAGCCCGTCTACGACTGAACCTACACCGCTGATGATGCCACCGACCGCGTTGCCGATTGCGGCCAGGAACGGCGTAATGCCGCTGATGCCCTGCGCAATCCTATTGCCGATCGCGGCCACGGCCTTGCCTAGCTGACCCTCGCCGATCGCAGAAAGCATGGAACGGGCGCTGTCTGCGACGTTGGCGAACATGCCGTTCAACCCGGCCATCTGCTTGGCCATTGCCCCGGCGTATGCAGTGTTGCCGATGCTTTCGAGGTACTTGGTGATCGCAACGCTGTTGTTGGCAATGGAGGTGGTGACACCCTGGAACGTCATACGGACCTTATCGCCTTCAACCTTCGACTTGATGCCGAACTCCTTGAGGCGTTCGAACTCGCCGGTTGCAGCATCGGCAACGGCTTCGATCATCTGGTTGAGCGACTTCCCAGATGCCGATGCCGTGTTGCCGAAGGACTTCAGACGTTCCTCAGTCGCAGCCAGACCCATTTGGCGCAGCTTGACGAACGCCTGAACGGATTGACCGGTATCGAATGGGGTGGTGTTGGCGAACTGGACGGCAGCGGCGTAGGTTTCCTTTGCCTTCTCGCTGCTCTTGGTGATCGTCTCGATCTGTGCAAGCCAGCTCTGTGTCTGGGCAGCGGCCTTGATTGCAGCCGTACCGACTGCCGCAAGTGCTAGGGCAACTCCGCCGACGATAGCGGCCATTGGTCCCATTGCAGTGAGATTGTTGACTAGGCCGCCTACGGCTGGAACAGCACCTGCTGCACGGCCCCGAATGTCATCGAACGCACGAGCAACCGCGCTACTGCCGGAAGCTGCGCCGCCGGCCTTCCTTCGAATGTTGTCGAGTGATTTGCCAATGTTGTCATTGGCGGCGGCTACAGGACGTGCGCCGCTGATAATGCGATTGTATTCTGCGATAACGGAGTTGGCACCAGACCTTGCAGCACCACTGTCAATCGAAATACCAATACGTGCTGCTAAGTCTGTCATGTCTACTCCCAAAGTGTATTGTATTTACGCAGGGGGAGTAGGCAGGGGCGTTATCGCTTGGCCTTCGACTTAGCGTGTTCCTTCTCCATCTTCTCAGCGGCTTTCTCACGCTGATGATTGTCGAGTGTCCGGATGACGTATTGAAAGGCTTCAGTTTCTAGTGGGTCGAGTTCCTCATTCTCGCACCACTGTCTGATTGCACTGTTTGGTATAGGGCCGAGAGACATACCCTGCTGTCTCTCGGTGCCTAGTTCCTTGTAAGCCTCCATGTAGTAATCGTAGCGCGGTTCAAGTTTAGGAGCTTTCGCCATCGCCCTTATCCCGTGTGGGTTGCCCGCCTTGGCATCAGCAATCACTTCGGGAGGAATGCTGTTCCAAAAGTCCAAGACGGCGATTATTTTCCCGCCGCTTCATCCTTAGTGGCACGAGGATCGCCGACCTTTTGGTAGTTGGCCACGTCCATGCTTCTTGCGCGAAGCTCAGCATAGAGCCAGCCATCTTCGAGGACTCCATCCTTCAGATACTCATATGCGACTTCTTTGCTGAACGGGACTGGCTTGCCACCGCTAGTAATACCTGACCAGTCATGCAAATTGATCATTACAAACGAGTAGACACCTGCTGTTTCACTCGTTGCTTCAGGATCGTCGCCATGCTCGCGCTGGAAGCGCTCGTAAGCCAAACGGTACAGTTTAGTAGTTTCATCCATCAGCGAAGTCTTGAACGTGCCGTAGTTATGGCCGTTTGCGCCATAGATTGTATGGTTGACACCCTTCTCGGCACGTACTGCGTCGAAGCGGTCAGGTTTGTCGAATTTAATCTTTGCCATGTTGTTCTCCTTTATATGAGGCAATCTATTTATAGATACGGCAGACATGGGAATGGGCGACCCTTGCGAGCCACCCACCCATCAAAAGCATCAAGGGAAAAGGAGAAAACCTTAGAGCTTTTCGATAACCAAACCTGTGTCAGTGACAGTGTCGTAGCTAGCTTCAAACTCAAGCGCTACGAGCAAGCCGCTAGCGTCCAATTCGTCCGTTGGGGTCATCAGCTTTGCGGCTGGGATAGTGACTTTGTAGCCGTTGCCAGTAGTGCCGATGGTGAATGAAACCGACATGACTGCATTCGCAAGTGCGTTTACCGCAAAGCTTTCACGGTATGCTTTGAGTGTCAGTGTGGTCTTGCGCTTGCCAGTGGTGTAAATGTCGGATGCCGAAATTTGACCTAGTACGACACGGACATCACGCTCCTGTTCGGTCGAGAACTCCAAGCTGCTATAAGCTAGGGCCTGACCTGCGATGGTTACGTTGACATCGCTATAAAGGTGACGGACTGCGCTAGCCGGGGTCTTAGTGACAGTCAGGGAGTTGTCGCTGGTCTTCTCCGTACGCTTGGTGCCGAGAATACCAAACTGAACTTCTGCGCCTTCCTTGGCCGATGCAGTGACCGACCACGAACGAGCCATGCAACCTGCATCTTCGTACACGAGTGCATTGCCTGAAGTACCAGTCTTCAGAACCGATACGACCGTGAAAGTGCTGTCGGCAGTGCCGCCCTGTGCCTTAACCGGCGAAGTGCCTGCAAAAGTACCTGAGATTGCGCTTTCGATCAGGAGGTCCATAAGTGCGCCACCGCGCGATACCATGGACAAGTCCCATTCGGTCATTGCGTGACCGGACGATGGAGCGTTACCTTCGCGATTCGGACGCTTGGTTTCGTCTTCAATCTGGCTAGTGTTGCGAACAGGTGGAGCCTGATCGGTCTTCACTGGAATCTCAAGTCGAGTACCAGTGGTTGGGGTCGTTCCCGCGACAGTTTCTTTGATCGCGGAGAAAAGCAAGTCGGCAGTATTAATTGGCATTTTGCGGCCTCCAATGTTGAAACTGGAGCCGCAAGTCTGGCTCCTCGCGTCTATTTATTGGACGAGAGGAAGTCGCTTGGACTTAGAGAGTTCTAAAGCTCTCCCAACGAAAGCGAATGCGTAGGATAAAGTGAGTGTCGTTCTCCGTTAGTGTGTCGGATGATCCTCTGATTGAGATTGCCCGGTCGGCACTGCGCCAGTCGCGGAACAGATTGTCGAACTTGTCTCTGAGGTCGTATCCAACGGCCAATCCCACACCTTTGGGAATGGTGATCGACAAGGTAATCAGGCCGAGTTGAAGATAGGTTCGGCTGTTCCCCATCTCGACCAACTCGCGCGCACCCGGCTCAATCAGGAGGCGGGAGTAAGGTTTGGTTTCATTCAGATTGATTGTCGGCTTGCCTTGCCAGAGTACCTGAGCATCTTGCGCGTCAAAGGCACTGAAGAAACGGGCGCGAAGTGCCGTTAGGTCCTGCTGGATCACTGACCACCTCCAAAGCGGACAGCCGCAAGCAAGGCGTTTTCAACCCAACCGTCGCTGGCTTGGTCAGAATGGCCGCTCGCAAGCGCAGGGCCGTAGACGGTGTTGTTGGTGATCCTCCCTGGCTCGTAGGACTTCATTGGCGCCTCAATCTCCCAAGCGCCACGGAACTCGCCTGTATCGACCGGGGAGGCGATCATAAGCCTAGCGCCTGCGTCGAGCGTGATTTTCTGCGTGGTGTCGAGGACGGTCTTTTCGAGCAGCTTTTCCAGCGCTCCCCGCTTGGCGATCAAATCGCTCATATCCACCGTGCGCCGTGCCATTACGACACCTCAGCGAGATAGAGGATGGCCTTGCCCTGTGGAGCAATCGTCTTGAAGCGTCCTATGGTATAGGACAGGTCGCCCAGTTTCAGGATGTCGCCCATCGCCGGTGCAACGAGCAGCGTCGCAGTAGAGCGCGTTACGGCCCGTCCTTGGTCGTCCTCCCATTCGAACGGTCCGACGACCGCGCGAACGTTGATCGTCTGGGGAGTGGTCGTGCTAGTTACGCGATCGGTGACTGGATCATAGTTGGTGATAGCCGGGGCGGTCTTTACCAACTGCGCATCTGCGCCAAACTCCTCAAGCAACTCGACAGCGAGGGGGTAGAACTCTTCGTAGAGGTTCATCCTGTCACCTTGCCGACAAGAACGGTGTGGGACGTATCCGCGCGCAACAATGACCGGACAATCACAGTGATGTAGGGATATGGATCGGGGTCAGCGGCGGTGTACTCCACTTCCTTTTTCATACCTGCCAGTTCCTTCTTCTCGCTCTTGATGGAAGGCAAGGCAGCGCCTGCGGGCGGATTGCTTTGAAAGATACCTGCAAGTCGATACACCGCTTGGTCGAACAAGTGTTGTTCATCAGTTGTCAGGACAGAGCGAACGTCATACCGGCTTCGGATGTAATCGCTTGCGTCTTGCAACAGCGCTTCCGCTTTCAAGGGATCGAGATTGCCCCAGGCGGTATTGTCCCGCACGGCATGATATAAGTTCGCTTGGTTCAGTGTAGCCATGAATACCTCCACGACTATTTAGAGGCTGGCAGTCATGGCGAAGGCTGCATTCCGTAGAATGCAGCCTTGCAGTACGATTAAGCTTTGTTGAACTGTAGGAAGCGGAAACCAAACTGTGCGTCTGGCGCTACCTTGTCCCATGAAGCGGCTGCTTCTAGGACGCTCTTTACCTGTGCTGAAGTTGTTGGGATTGCGCCCTTAAAGTCCATACCCTGTGGATGGATAACACGCGAGAAGCGCGAGTGCAGGATGTCTGCGCCACCGCCGCCAGCAGCGTTCTGCCTGCGCTCGACTTCAAAAGCCTGCTGAGCAGTGCCTTCACCATATGCAAGCGCGCCAGTGCGAGCGATAATCAGATCGTTATCGGTTACCACAGTGTTGCTCTTTAGAAGTACGAAACCCTGGTACTCATCGAACTTGGTCTGAGTCTGCGATGCAGGTACAAAACCGTTCTTCTGCTGGCCCTGAAGCTTTGCGTAGCGACCGTGGCTGACGATCATAATGCGAAACAGCGACGACCACTCTTCAGCGGTTGCGCAGAGGTCGAACACCGCCTGCATGTCGAAGTCGGTTGCAACTGCCTTGGTGATGTTGGTGTTGGTAGCAAGCTTGGTCTTGACGCCCTTAAGCGCGGAAGCCAGTAGGCCTTTGCTTACTGCGTTCTGATAGCCCGCGATACCTTCGTACAGGTCTTGGTTGCGACCGTACTGAGTTACAATCTGGGTAAGGTCAGTAGTTGCCCATGCGTAGTTTAGATCGAGACGCATAGCCGAATAGCTACCGGCTTCCATGTTGCCGACATCACCTTCAGTGTTGATGTTGTCATTGGAAACGTTGAATGCGTCTGCGTTCAGTGGCTTGCGATAGTCTAGCGATACCTTGCGAGGTCCGCCATTTGCGAGCGCGCTAACTTCCTCGCTCGATGCAGTGAGGCCGCTCTGTACCAGTTCGTTCGACGCTTCGCGGATTGCGTTGACACGCACTTCCACTTTGCGCTCAGAACCAGCTAGACCAGCAATAGTGGTATTCGTGATTGCCATGCGTGTTGTTCTCCAACTTGTTTAAGCCAATCGGCTCGCAAGTTGGAGCCGGGAACAGGCAAACTTCAGCCTGTTCCCTATTTATGCGGCTCTAGTTGGTGACTTATACCTTGAGGTCAGGTGCGCCGATGCTGTCTGCAAATGCGTTTCGCTCGGTCTTATCCATACCATCCAGAATGTCCCATTCGGCAGAAGTGGTAGGACGAGCAGTCAGCTTGGCAGGCGGCTTTGTTGAGGTGTTGCCACTTGCCGTACCACCTCCATTGTCCGCTGCACGGACATAGGTCAGGCCGTCTTTGGCAAAGTAGGCCTTAGCATAGTCCTGAACACTCTTGCCTTCGATCAAGGCATTGCCTTCGTCATCGAACGACATATCGAGTTTGAGGAGGGCGGTTGCCGCGCGGACGTGCTTGGCATCGACGTTCGCCTCAGCGATTGCTTTGGCGATAGAGTGATCCGCACGGGTGTTGCGGAGTGCCTGTGCGTTGTCCTTGGCTAGCTTGTTGGCAGCTTCTAGTTCGCGCTCTGCCTTCTCAGCGCGCTTCTGCATCTTCTCTAGTTCTGTGGAGTTCGCGGTCGCTGCGCTCTCGGCAGCTTCCTCGCGTTCCCGCTCTGCCTTGTCGGCGCGGGCTTTCTCAGATTTGATCGTTCCGAGGAGTTCAGTGATCTTATTTTTCAGACCGCTTAGGTCTTCGTGGGTATCGGTGTTTTCGCTCATAGCGTCCTTTCGGCCCCTTGGACTTCTTGGTTGGCGGCCTTGCCGCGTTCTCAGTCTCGGCCTAGCTTCGACTGCGAACTATTTATTGGGGGAAGCATGACGCTGATTTTTGGCACGACGTTCGTCGGTGGCGCGATCGTGGGCGCTGATCAAAAGCGTCACCTTAGCCGCTCGAAGCTGGATGCAGGTCGGGGCAAAAAGACTGTCGTACTGTCTCGCTATGCCGCAGTTGCAAAAGCAGGGATCGGCCCTCATGCCGACTTTATATACGATCTCGTTCGCGATGAATTGAACGGGCGGGAGGCTAGCGCCCAAGAAGTAGCAGACCTGTTAGAACGCTTCTCGCCTGACGTACTGAAAAAATGCTGGGCCGATGGCTACGAGAAGGACACACCAATGAATTTCATCGTCGCCGGTCTTACTGACGGCGTTCCTACAATCCACTCCTACCAAGCGGCTATCGCTAAGCGTACTGATGACGAGGGACCTGGAAAGACCTTAGCTATGGGAATGCGACCAGAGACGAATGACCGTGCGTATGATTTAGTTTCTCTCCACATGCGACGAGTGCATGACAAGTCAATGCTAGACGTTGGGCGCTGGGCTGCTTCGATAATTGCCGACGAGCAGATCGATCATAAGTACGCCGTCGATTACCCGCTAGACATTGCGCAGATAACCTCTGACGGGGTTGAGGAGCAGGGATTCGTCAACGCGCCACCAGCTGGCGCGGTCGTCGTTCAAATACTAGATTAGGAGATCACCATAACGGTTGCGAAGCTGCTCAAGCGTCAGAACCGTACCGTCGTTCTTGATGAACTGTGCTAGGTCTAGCTTGCCCTCACGGAACAGCTTAGCGCGAGTTGGACCTAAGACAGTATTCTGCATTGCTGCACCTTTCATGGTCAGCCATTTTGCCATAGCAGTATCCCCGGCGACTTCGCCGTCCATACTGGCGCGCTTACCCTGAGGTAGTTCGTCAGCATCCACACCTAGTTCGCGGAATGACCGTGTGACCGGTACGCTGATGCTACGGCAGTTCACATGGCGGGGAGGGATTGGACCCTCGCCAATTGAAAACACCTGACCTGACAATCCCGCACATGTGATTGTGGTGCGGCTATCAAGGGTAGCGAGGTACTGCCAGCCTTTGACGACGTGAGCGTTTGCCTTCCACGTTGCCTGTGCGGCTACGTTCGATACGTGGTTGACCGATGTACGGACGATCGACTGCGCGGAACGGCGGCTAATATCTAGGACGCCATCACTATAGCGGGCGGCCTTCGTCCCCTTGATCCTCCGAACGATCGCGTCGGTGCCTTCGCCCTGCGTCATCCCTAACCGGACAGCCTGGGCGATGCGATCCATTCGACCGCTTTCCATGCCTTCGAACCAACTGGTGAGTAGTCGGCCTTCCATGGGCGTCTCAGTCACGATCGCGACAAGGCGGGTGGGTGCAGGAAGTTTAGTCTCTAAAGAAACGCCAATCGCGCCGTCGAGCGCGGCCCTCTGGTATCCGGCTTCTGCTGCTGAGAATTCGACCAGCTCGTCCGTCAGAGCTTCTCGCATCTTGGCGTAGATCGCGGCATTGAGGGAGCGGACCTCCTCAAGCATGGCTTCCAAGCGCTTTGTGGTCGCCTTGCCTACATCGATGCCGCGTTCCTTGACGTGACCCCAGTCTTTCATCCAGCGGCAACCAGAGACCGACCGGTATTGTCGCGCATGAGCGCAGGTGAAGCAACTGGCGGGGTTAACCCCGCCAGTTGCGGTTCGAACCCGGCAGCGAACGC